TTATCTGGTTCTGTAATCAAATACATTGAATTTGGAATAGAACTTCCAGAAGATGGGCCTCCATAAAATAATCCAAAATCTAACTCAATATTATTAGAATTCACATAATGTTCAATCCATGACTGATTATCTATTTGCGAATCATATCCTTCCCATATATTAAACATATTTGAATTTTTATTAATTTCATTTCTGGTATGAGAATCTATCTTGTCAAAATCATTCCTACTTGCAATGTAAAAATTCACATCTGGATATAATTGTGCCATACATGAAATTAGAATAGCAGATTCAGAATCGCCTCCTGTCATTCCCCATTTTTTTGCATTGAAAGAAATAACTTTTCCAAATTTACCAATCAAAATATTAGTCATAAGAATGCATACAATGTTGCTGGTCTTGGATCACGAACAAATTGTGAAGGATCAATAGTATTCACAATTTCATCTAGAGACATTTTAATTTCACCTTCAAGATATTTTTTACGAGTCATTTGTCTTCTGCCAGTTTCTCTTGCGCCTGGATCAGAATGTGGGTCTGATTGTTCTAAAAAATCTTTCATATACCACAAATGATATTCACCATCACCATCAAACTCAACTGCTAAAATATCAGAATCTTCCATTTGTTTTTTATAAGGATCTACCTTATCACAATTTCTACCCTTTAATTCTAATTTGGGCCCGTACAATATGTTACCACGTAATTCTGCTGGTAACCAAAAATCTGCACCTCGATACTTTTCTTTTACTTTTTTATTCAAATCAACCCATGAAGGATTGTTTTCAATAAATTTTGCTTGTGTTATATCACCATCAATTTTACCTTGTTCATAACTATAATACATAATAATATTTCTATAAAAATTCTCCCAAAGTTCCACCATCAGAAAATCTCCCAATTTTCTTTGGAGTTTTACCTAACTGTCCCATAGTGGCCAATCTTCGATCACAATAAGCAACACAGCTGTACCGTGTTCCTTTTCCTTTAATCGGAGTAACACCATGTAACTCTAAACTATCTGCAATAATAACAGAATTGTCTGGAGCATCAATTGCAATTCCATATCTTGGAAAAGTCAAATATGCCCCTGTATATTCTCCATCTCTGAAATGACACATTGTTGTCATTCCTGCTTCAGTATCACTAGAATCCACATGTACAGACATTCCCTCTGAACCCAATCCCAAATCACTATAACGATTCATAGAAAGAGTTGTCATAATTCCTACACGATGTTCAGTACTAATATGAAGTTCTGCAAAATCTTTTTGTGCTTGAAACCGTTTTGGGTCAACTTTTTTAAATGCAGCTTCATCATATATTGAAATATCTTTAATTATTTCCCATTTTTCAGGATTATCTTTAGTCCATCCAGACATTTCAATACCACCAGTAAATCTTCCTTTTTTCCATCCGGCCATTACAGAATGAATTTCATTTGCATAAGCAATCATTCCCCATTCGCCAGATTTCGTTTTCACATGATAGGAATTTGGAGATCTCAGTTTGTATTCTTCAATCCCTTTTACTTTCATGTCTTCTTCAAGAATAGGGCCAGAACAATTTGCTCTCATGGTTGTAGTTTCCTCAATAGTCTTGAGACAATCCAGTATCTTATTATCTGGATATGCATTACACACCACATATGCAAGAGGAATATCATCATAGAGAGATGCACCTGGCTTAAATATTACAGTATCTTCGGTCGCAGAAATTACTTGATCATAAGCATCACTTGTTAAAAATTTACCAGCCCACTTTTCTTGAGTTCGATTCGATCCATAATCTCTTCTTAATTTAATTTCTTGCATAAGGTTCCAGTACATTTTCATAGATTGAATCTGCAAGGTATTTCATACACATCGGAGCAACCATTAAACCAATTCTTGCAAGACGATCATTCAATTTTCCTGTTTGAATATAATCATCTGGTAAAGTCATAATCCTTGCGGCCTCGTAAGTTGTGAAAACACGATCTTCTGATGGATGAAGATGAACTGCCAAACTGGTTTTTAATCCCTGTTCTGAAAGCGTGTGTGATGCTTGATGCCACGGAACTCTACGAGATTGAAAGAAAGAAAACTTTGCTTCTGGCACAGGTTTTGAATATCCTTTTACTCTTTCGATCATTCTTTCTCTATGAGCAATCAGTTTCAAATACCAAGGCTTTACCACATCATCTCCTACAGATGCAACTCTTTCTGGATTTTTTTCTAATCTCCTTAACCACTTATATTTAGCACCCTTCTTCATAGAGTCACAGAGTTCTTTCGCTTCTGCAATATTTTTTGGATCATCTTGAATATCACGAATTGCATCTTCTATAAGGGGCTTATCTTCATCACTTGGTAAAGGATAAACATAACTCTTAAAGTTTAAAATATTAATTCCAAGTTTGTCTGCAATATCTTGGCGAATACTTACAATAAAAACTCTTTCTCGTTTTTGAGGAACACCATATTGCCATGCATTCAAAACTTTGAAATCAGTAACGTAACCCTGTTTTTCAAATTCAGAAACCATCTTAATAAGATATTCCCGAGCATAATCATGTGTCAATCCCTTGACATTTTCACATACAACAACTTTAGGTTTCAACTCTCCAACCATACGAATTTGATCAAAGGTTAAATCCTCGATGTTTTTCATCTTTGCACCATATGCAAATTTCTCTTTTCCCCAACCCTCCTGTTTAGTTCCAGACATAGAAAATGGTGGACAGGGCGGAGAGCCATCGAGAATATCAATTTCGACATCACCAATTTTTTCTCGAATTTGCTCTCCACTTAATTTTCTAATATCATCTACAATAACTGGTGTGTTTGGAAAGTTCGCAGAATAGGTATCTGCATGAACTTGTTGAAACTCATTCACACATAGAACATCGCCTCCTGCAAGTTTGTAACCGCAAGAAGAACCACCACCCCCTGCAAAGAAGGAGACAACATTAAATCTTTTTCTGGATGCAGATTTTTCTAAATCTGCTAAGGTATATCGTTTGTATCTCATATTACTATTTAGCATAATTAGAATCGACTCCATCCCAATTCATAAGATTTGTTCTCTCATAGGAATTAAAATGTTCTGTCAAAGGAACAGGAAATTCACCTTTCTTTAAGAACTTGTTTTCTATTTTATCCCAAAGTTTAATTCCACATTTATGATATCGTTTTCCAACTGGAACTTTCACTTTTAAAACATTGCCCGTTTCTTCATTATTGACTGATTCTTTGGATAGTTCTCCGTTTTCTTCAGAAGTAACTCCAATTACAGTGCTCATAGTTTTCCACGCACCAACAAAAGCAACAAAATCTTTAAAAGTTTTCCAATTATCACAAATATAGTAAGCAAACATTTGAGGTGGGATACAATGATCCCAGCAAATTGTCTTTTTGGTGCCTTTCAATTTTAATGCTTTTGCAGACACGTATCTCTTGTCTAAAGAACCTGCCCATTCATATGGGCCCCGTGAAATCTCTCTTTTTGCTGTAGGATCAAACCATCTTCCATATGGAAATTCGGAATCTGGTTCATTTTCTGTTTTTAAATAACGAAAAGCAGAAAGTAACTTATTATATTGAGCTATAGAAAGTCCAAGTTCTTTAGCTCTTTTAATTGTTATATTTCGTTGTTCTATTTGCAATGTTTCCATATCACTTTTCATTAGAATTTATCTCTGTGAATGTTGGATCAGTAGGAAGCTGTCTAATGAAACGATAATTAATCTTACCCAAACCTGTATCAGAATCCGCTGCTTTAACAACCTTACGAGCATTATCTAAAATATATGCTCGTAGTTCATTAGCAATTCTTTTACGATTAGATTCAAATTGAAATGACTTTGTTCCATTAAATTTTGTAACAATAGTTACATCTTCGCCTTTAAGCATTGTAGGAAGAATTGCTCTTATACATCTTGCAAAATAAGCTACTGGTTGAATACCTATCAATCCACCCACCCAAATAGAATCATCTGTATCTGGATTAATGCCATACACCTCTTCATATTTTTCAACTATATCTTCATGAGTTGCAGGATGAAGTGGCACCCAAGTAATATCACTTTCTATCATAACTCTTGTTACGATAGCTTCAATACTTCCCTTATAATTCAAACTCTTAATGTATTTTCTGATTGAACTTTTATTTGGTTTGACTTCCCCATCATTTGAACTCAATGCTTGTATAACATTGAAAACTAAATCTTCATCATCGGACAGATCATGTCCGAAATCATGTTCTTCATTGTTTTCAACGAAAGAATAAGCAGTTGCTCTCGTGGCGCTATCAAACTCACAAATAGCAACCCATATCCAATCTTCATCGCATCCTTCATGGGCACATAAACGATGTTCTCCTGCAACAAGAATCCAATCAAGTGTTATTACTGGTGGTGGATATGAGAAAGGTTTATAATTCCCATCATCTATAGTTCTCATCATTTTCGATATTCGGATTTCTTTTGCACCTTTTGCTCTTGCCTTATTCAGACCACCTCGTATTATATCTTCAACTCTAACATAACACAATTTAACAAGCCTCATGCCCGAAATCAGAGTTGGTTTTTCACAATATTCTTCTGGTCTATCAGTTTCTTTGAATTTATAGGGAAAATTATTATTTTTTGTCATAATCAATTTATTCATTTAAGATTCATAATAATATGTGAGAAAAGAAATCTTCTCTCACGTTCATAATAATATTATATCATATTGGGGGGAAATGTCAAGTTTTTTTTCAAACGAAGAAACTCTTTTTTTATTCTCTACTTATATTATATCACAACCAGACAAGGATGTCAAGTTTTTTTTAAATGGGGGTATAAAGGGTGTATGACCAAGTGAGCTCCGCTCCGGGCTCAATATCTTTTGATGCACCAATCCACCAAACTCCATCTTCCATTAGAAGTTTGAAACAATTGGGATCATCAGAATGATTTCCAAATCCGCCTAAAGGGGTGCGAATGTGTCCATCTTCACTTTCTTTTCGGG